GGCTTAATGCCCTTCTTTTGTTCAGAAGGAAGGTGGTTTTATGCTATTAAGGAGATACCACAAAGTAGAAGAGGTTGAGATTGTAGAAGAAGTAAAAAAAATCAATATAGAACCTACTATTGACCTTGTAGAAGATGATTTAAGTCTAGAGGGGCTAACTGTTAAAGAACTAAAGCAAATCGCTTTAGAAAGGCAAATAGAAGTTCCTAATAGGATTAAGAAGGTAGATTTAATACAATTAATAAGGGAGGGATAATATGACCGACCTTGAAGATAAACTAACGAAGTTAAAAGACATGATAGATGAAGAAAACTACCCTTATTTTGATGATGGATATTTACAAGCAAGAATTGACCAAATAGGGGTAGAATATGGCGTTACCTTAGAATCTATTGCTAAGGAACTATGTCTAATGAAGGCAGGAATAGAAGAATTAAAACTAGGAGATATAACTATACCCTCCCCTAGGAAACACCTCCTAATGCTTGCTAGTGGCTTTAGAACAAATTATACAGGGGTGGTGGTTAGAGTTGATGGCAGATAGATATTATAAGAAGTATATAGAAAAACTGATTAACTCTAATCCCACTACTATAACAATCAAGCGAAAAGTGGAGGTAGATGATGGATTCGGAGGAACTACTATTGAAGACATAGAGGTAATAGAAACAGTTGCTTTTTATGATAGAAAAGCAAGGAGGGAAGTAGTAACTGATTATGGGATTACCTATGTAGGGGTAACTGTAACGAAGATACTAGCAAAAGGTGATGCAGATATAATAAAAGGTGATAAGTTCACTGTAGATGATGTAGAGTATAAGGTTTTGTTTGTTAAACCTTATAAGGGCATATGCAAACAAATTGAATTGGAAGTGATTAAATGAGGGTAACCAATAAAACAAACTTTAAGGCAGTAGAAAAGAAAGTAAGAGCAGCTATAGGAGCATATGCTGATACTGCAGCTAAGACAATGGAAGGCGAAGCTAAGAAAAAAGCACCTTGGACTGATAGAACTAGCAATGCACGTAATTCCATTCAAGGAGACTTTGGTTGGGAAGGCAACAAAGCAGTAATAACCCTAAGTGGTAATATGAATTATTCTGTATTTTTAGAGTTAGCCCATGGGAAGAAATATGCTATTCTTTCACCTACAATTCAAAGCCATTCTACTGAAATATTAAGGGGTTACCAAAGGTTGGTGAAATAAATGGAGAATATATTATGGATAATATTAGCACATTATATTGCAGACTATCCACTACAAGGTGACTTTCTAGCACAAACAAAGGGTAAATACTGGTATAGCTTACTAGCACATTCAGTAATTTATGGATTAACTATAGCATTAGCATTAAAATTATTAGGCCTATTTGCCATATGGAAAGCTATAGCTTTAATAATAAGCCATATGGTAATTGACTATAAAAAGGCAACTGCTAAAAACAAAGAAAAGGCATTAACAACATATCTCTATATAGACCAAGCATTGCACATAGCAATCAATATAATATTGGTGGTGAAATAAATGGTGCAGGATATATACACTCACTTAAAAAACAAAAACCTTAATCCATATTTCCCAGGACAACATAAGGGCGAATGCGAAGAGCCTTTTGTTATTGTCATGGAAGGAACTCAAATGCCTTCAATTCAATCAAATAGGATAGGCCAGCAAGTAATGGATTTTATTATATTTGTACCAGTTAACAGTTATATTGCAGTAGGCCCTTATGTTAAAAAGATAAGGCAAGCATTAAAAGAATTGACTTATTTAAGGAAAACAGGATTAGAAACTCCTGTCATTACTGATGATGATAAAAAAGCATATACAACGAGTATACAATATGTAATTCAAAAGAAATTGGAGGGTTGATGATGGATAATTTTAAAATTGATTTACAGTTATTTGCAGCTGAAATACCTGTGGAATTTCCTTTGGCAAACATTGCTAGAGTGGAGATAATAACAGAGGAAACCGAACCTAAGGAATATAGACTTACTGATGTAGCAAGTGAAGCAGAAGTCATTGTTTATTTAAGCGAAGGAGAACAAAAACAATTACGAGTAAAGAACACTATTAAGGCACAAAACAAGACAGAGGATATAGTAATGGGTTATGATATTAAACTTATATCAGCTACAATGATACCTGAAATATTAGCATTGGTAGATGGCGGAGAATGGGATCCACTAACAAAGAAATATTCAGCACCAGTTATAGGTACTCCAGTAGAAAGAATACCATTTACAATGAATATTTACACAGAGGAAAAGGATGGAGATGGCTCAACTAAATCTTATGTAAAGTTTATATATAAGAATTGCAAAGGGAAACCAGTTAATTATACTTTACAAGATGGAGAATTCTTTGTTCCAGAACTATCAGCAACAAGCAGACCAAAAATGGGAGAATCTCCTGTTGAGTTTGAAATACTTGACGAGCTACCTGCTTAATTGTGGGTAGCTTTTCTACATAATCAAGGAGGGATAATGAATGAGTGAAGTAATTAGTATAGAAGAGTTAAGAAAGCAAGCAACAACTGTAATAGAAATCCCCAATTTTAATAACACAGGAACCATAAAAGTAAGGGTACAAAAACCACGCCTAATGGCTATGGTAGCACAAGGAAAGATACCTAATCATTTGCTAGGAGTAGTAAATGATATGATGTTTGGCAGAAAGAAGGAAAAGAAAGATCCTAAACTTGAGGATGTTACAAAAGTATATGAGTTATATTGTAGAGCTTGTTTAGTAGAGCCTACTTATGACCAATTTAAGGACATTATTACAGATGAACAAATGCAATATATATTCGATTGGGCTATGGGAGGTACAAGAGAATTAGAAACCTTTCGTACAGACGAAGGAAATGGCACAAGTGATAATACTGGCAAACAAGTACAGGGAAAGGCCGAGTGAGATATTAGGAATAGACAATGATTACTTGGCTTATTGTTTTGATGAAGCAGCTTTGTATCTAGAATCAGAGGCTATGGATGAAAAAGGGCAGGTTAATTGGAATAAGATAAGATGGAAGGGTGAAAAGAGAGAAGGGAATAAAGAATTGATGGAATTCATACAAAAACATGGATAAATATGGTATAATTCCCTAAAAGTAAGGGGGTATAATATGAAAAGAGAGTTAAGAGGGTTTGTTATCGGTGTAATTGTAACGGTAATATTAATGAGTACTGTAGTATTTGCAGATCAAGTTAAAGAATCAATAGAGGTTATGTGGAATTCGGTAAATATAACTGTAAATGGAGAAAAAGTTGGAGCAGATAATATTCTTTACAACGGGACAACCTATGTACCTTTAAGAGCAATAGCTGAAATATTGGGTAAAGAAGTAGGGTGGAATCAAGAAACTAATACAGCTAGTATCAATGATAAAGGAGTAGAAAAACCAGTTGCTAAAGAAGAACCTGTAAAAAGTTCTACTGAAACATTATCACAAAAAAATGCAGTAAATAAAGCTAAAGATTATTTAGACTTTACAGCATTCTCTAAAAGCGGGTTAATAGAACAGCTAAAATTTGAAGGTTTTAGCAATGAAGATGTTACTTATGCAGTAAATAAAATAGATGTAGACTGGAAAGAACAAGCTGTAAAAAAGGCAAAAGAGTATTTAGATTTCATGGCTTTTTCAAGAAGTGGTTTGATTGAGCAATTAGAGTTTGAAGGATTTACCACAGAAGAAGCGACTTATGCTGTAGAACAAATAGGATTTTAAATAATTATAGATATGTAAATACATTAAGGCATCCTGAAAAGGGGTGCCTTTTTCATGCTTATAAAGGTAGGTGATAAAATGGCAGTTAATGCAGGTAATGTCTATAGCGAATTAATTTTAAATGGAGATAAATATTTCAAAACATTAGAAAAAGCAGATAAAGATATGAAGGCTTTTGAAAATAAATTAAATAACTATGGTAAAAGTATGGAAAAGGTAGGCAGTAAATTAACTAAAACAGTATCAGTTCCTATAGCTGGACTAGGGGTTATGGCTACAAAAGCCAGCATAGATTTTGAAACAGCCTTTGCTGGTGTAAGGAAAACAGTTGATGCAAGTGAAGAACAATTTGCAAAGCTTGAAAAAGGCATAATAGATATGTCAAAGGAAATTCCAGCCAGTGCAACAGCTATTTCAGAGGTAGCAGAAGCAGCAGGACAATTAGGTATTGAAACAGAAAATATATTGGGCTTTACGCGTGTAATGATAGATCTTGGAGAGTCTACTAATATGTCAGCGGATGAAGCTGCAACTGCATTAGCAAGATTAGCAAACATAACAGGCATGAGCCAAACTGATTTTGATAGATTAGGAAGTACAATAGTAGATTTAGGGAATAACCTTGCTACTACAGAAGCTGAAATTGTAAACATGGGACTAAGACTTGCGGGAGCAGGAAGTCAAATAGGTCTTACAGAAGCACAAATAATGTCTTTTGCTGGAGCTTTATCCTCCGTTGGAATTGAAGCTGAAGCAGGTGGTTCTGCTTTCTCCAAAGTAATGATTGACATGCAGTTAGCAGTAGAAACTAACAGTGAGAGACTCAAAGAATTTGCAGATGTAGCAGGAATGAGTGCAGAAGAGTTTAGAAAAGCATTCCAAGAAGATGCAGCAGGGGCTATAATTGCATTTATTCAAGGCTTAGGAACTGCAGAAGAAAGAGGATTATCTGCAATTAAAGTCTTAGATGATATGGGAATATCAGAAGTTAGGTTAAGGGATGCATTGTTGAGGGCTAGTGGTGCAAGTGATGTGTTTACACAATCCCTTAAAATTGGAACTAACGCATGGGAAGAAAATACCGCACTTACAAAAGAAGCAGAACAACGGTACAAAACTACTGCTAGTCAGATTGAAATAGCTAAAAACTATTTGAAAGATGCAGGTATAACCATAGGCGAGATAGTAGTCCCTCATTTAGTATCTTTAGCTGAAAAAGCAAAACAAGTATCTGAATGGTTTAGTAAATTAAATCCAGAAACACAAGAAACAATTGTTAAAATGGCAGGATTAGCTGCAGCAACAGGACCAGTGTTATCTATAGGAGGTAAACTAGCCAGAGGAACAAGCTCTATAATTAGTTTGTTTGGAAAATTATCTTTAGGAACCACTGCAGCCACTACAACTGTAGCAAGTTTAGGAAACGCATCTGCTATAGGGGCTACTAAAGTAGGCGGATTAGGATTAGCTGCAAAAGCAAGCACATTATTATTAAATCCATGGACTGCAGCAATAGCAGCTGGAGGGTTAGCGGCTTATGGACTATATAAAAATTTAAGTGAAGATGCAATTCCAGCGGTAAATTTATTTAGTGACGAAGTGTCCGAAAGCACACAGGAGGCAGTAGGAAGTTTCTTAGATTTAGAGGAACAAGCTACTAAATCCTTAAATCAATTAGCTTGGAGTGGTGAAGAGGTAACAGGGGAAATGGCTGAAAGTATTATAGGTAACTTTGAAGAAATGAAAGAACAAGTAGTAGGAAAATTAGAAGAACAAAAAGAAGGTGCATTAAAATCCATAAGTGAAATGGTAGAAAAGTCTATAGATATGACAGAAGAAGAAAAAGAAGAAATGATAAGAATTACTGGGGAAAGCTATGATAAACAGATTGAAAAAACAGAAGAAGGAAATGCTAGGATAAAAGAAATATTGGAAACAGCTAAAAAGGAAAACAGAGCTATTACAGAAGAAGAAAAGAACGAGATAAATAAAATAAAAGAAGATATGAAAAATGATGGGATTAGGATCCTAAGCGAAAGTGAAAAAGAGCAGTTGGCTATCATGGAAAGATTAAAACAGGAGAGTGGGAAAATATCGGCAAGACAGGCAGCTGAAATTGTTAAAAAGTCTAAGGAACAGAAAGAGAAAACTATAGCAGAAGCAGAGGAAGAATATACAGAAAGGTTAAAATATGCAGCACAATTAAGAGCAGATGGAACAGCCGAAGCTATTGCCATGGCAGACAAAATTGCTCAAGAAGCCAAAAGGCAACGGGATGAAGCGGTTGAAAAAGCGAAAGACATGCACCTAAGGGTGGTTGAGGAAGCTAAGGCACAAGCCGAAGAACATGTTAATCAGGTGGATTGGGAAACTGGTGAGATTAAGACTAAATGGCAAGCAATGAAAGATGATATACAGACTAAGGCAAAAGAGATAAAAGAAGATGTAATAAATAGATGGGAAGAAATCAAAATAGCA